TGATCGAGTCGAGGAAGAAGGTCTGGTAGCGGTCGAGCTGCGTCGCGTCGCCGAACTTCTCGATGACGTGGTCGTAGTGCGCCTGCGAGAAGGCAGACTCCGGCGGCAGCGACTTGTCCGGGCCTGCGAGGAACACGAAGAAGTCGCGGCTCTCGGGCCAGGACGCCGGTCGGATGGTGTCGCCCGGCCAGTCGGCCACGGCCAGATCGCCTGCCTCGATGTCGATGAACAGCGTGGTCTTCGGATCGAGGTCTTTGAGCCGGGTGGTCTTGCCGATGCCGGACTTGCCCAGCATCAGCAGCTTGACGCCCTTGCGCTCGGCCATGCGCTGCTTCGCGGAGATGATGGGAAGGCTCATCACGCGGCCTCCTTCAACTGCTCGGCGACGGCGGGATTCCAGAGAATCTGGTAGCCACTGTGGCCGTTGCGCGAGTACGGCATAGCCTCGGCCCACCCCTCACCGGCCTCGGTCAGCTCCCATTCGTCGCGCTCGTTGCGGAACTGAAAGCCGCCGGCCGCCAGCATCTGGTTCGTGGCCTTCGCCGAGCGGTTGAGCAGTTTGCCGAGCTGTGTGGCGTTCAGGGCGCAGATCGGTTCGTTGGCCGATGGCAGCGCGCGGCGCAGCACCTCGGTGGTGATGCCCGTGTTCTCCTGAATGCAGGTCAGCATCGCCGCCGCCGCGATGCCCGGTTTCACGCCCGGCACCTTCGCCACGGCCTCACCGATCAGCAGGATCGCGGAAACCCGGTCGTGGGTCGGCGCGGGCAAGGTCGCCAGTGCGCCGGGCACGGTGTAGCCGCCGGTCTTGCGGATCGCGGGCAGCACCTCGCTGGTCACCCAGCGCTTGAAACGCTTGGCGGCGTACTTGGTACTGCCAAGGATCAGGACGTAGAGGCCCGATTCGTTGACGTGGTTCTGGCGCTGACGGCCACCCGCCGTAAGGGTCTCCAGTTTCTGGAGATCCTCGGCATCGACGTGCGACTTGATCGCCTGAGACGGATTGCCCATTTCCAGGGCATCGCAGACATCGGTGGCGTTGAACCACGGCTGCCCCTGATCATCGACCTGGACGCGCACGGCGTGCGCTTCGAACTGGAAGGGAATGATCGCGCTCATGATCAGCCCTCCCACGACACGTCGGCGATGCGGTCGGCCCCACGCGCGGCGCGCTTGCGCACCTCCGTGTGGAGTTCTTCCAGCGCGGTACGGCGGCGGCCGAGCGCCAGCGATTCCGCGTTGGCCGTCTGGATGGCGAAGGCCAGTTCGTCGACCGTGGCGGCATCGAGCGGGACGACGACGTCCTGGCCGTCCGCGCGGCGATACCGGATTTCGTCGGGAAGGTGTTCACCGTAGATGGACGGCAGCTGTTGACGCAGCGAAGCGATGAGGTTGGTGCTCATGGTCATTACTCCGAATCGAGGGAAAGAGTGAAAGACGGCTTGCCGGAATCCACAGTGCGAGCGGCGGCGAACTGCTGTTGCAAGGCAGGCGGCCAGTTCGTGAAGCGGGATTCGGAGACGGACAACTTGATGTCGAGGTAACCCTCGACCTTCTCGCCTGAGGCGACGATGCGTTCGGCGATTTCGGTCAGTTGCCTCTGATCCCAGCTGACCTTCTTGGGCAGCTCGAACTTCAGGTGCAACGGGCCATCGCTGATGTGGGCGGTGCCGAAGTCACGGCCGGATTCACGCAGCGCGGTGCGGGCCTGCTCGCCGTAGGCGGCGTCGAGCGCCGCGTCGAACTTGGTGCGCGCCTTCTTGAGCCAGTCGAGAGCCTCGTCGAGGTTCCTGTCGATCTCGGCCTTCTGCATAGAGGGCAGCGCGGCCAACTGGCCGACTGACATCTCTGCGATGTCGGCGGGGAAGATGGTGATGTCCTTCATGGCATCGCTCCTCAAACCGCCGCGCGCTCGGACGTCGAGTCGTGCAGTGCCTCGCACTCGAACTGGATGACCGCGTCCACGGGGTAGCCGACGCGCTTGGACAGCTTCAGGTAGCGCGGGCCGCGACCTTCGCTGCGCCAGCGCTGCAAAGTCTTGGGGCTGACGCCCCACCGCTGGGCCAGTTCGTTTTCGTTGAGCACCCGGCGATCACCGGGTGACATGGTGTTGATCGCCTGCTGGGGCGACCGGGGAATGCTGCTGGTTGGTGTCTGCATGGAATGCTCCTGTGACGTTGTTGGGGAACAGGTGTCATTCCAAACTTCGGGTGGCGAACCTTTAAGGGACGCAATGGCGAACCACGCGGAAACTTCGGGTTCGCCAATCCGCCAGCTCCCGCCCAAAAGCAGACGGCGAGCACATGGCTCGCCGTCATCGGGGAAGTCGGGGATGAAAAGGTCAGGCGTCGGGGAAGCCGAGCAGCCGACGCTGCTCGCCCCAGTCGCGCGGCAGCAGGTCTTCGCGGCCACGCAGCGTGTGTAGGTTCAGCTGCCGAGGCTGGCGACCTTCGAAAATTGCCTCGACAATGTCCGGGGCCAGCATGGTCATCCGCAGCACCTCGGCCGCCCAGCCCGGTTCCAGTTTCAGCGCTCGTGCAAGATCCGAGGTTGTCGGATAGGTGCCGTCGTCGATCAGCCGCTTCCAGTAGAACGCCTTGCCGAGCGTCTTGATCATCGGCACATCGAAGCCGCCCGTCGCAGCGGCGGCGTCGGGCGTGGGCGGAATCAGCAACTTGCGGTTCTGGCGGCGCTTGATGGTCAGCGGCACCAGCGTGACGCGCTGCCCATCGCTGACATAGCTGCGGGCATCGACTCCGACCTCGATGTGGACTGTGCGTTTGCGCGGGTTCACCGAGGTGGTCATGCCAGTGCCTCCTCAGGGTGCTCACGGGCTTCCTCGACCAGTGGATGCGCGCTGATGTCGGCACTGAATCCGATCCAACCGTCCTCGCGCCAGACGATATCCAGTCCATGCCCGTGCAACTGCACCCGCTCGATCAGCAGACGTGTGATGCGTTGCTGTTCGGTGGGGAATAACTGCGCCCACACGTCGCCGATGCGCTGCATCGCCACCACCACCTGCGCTTCGTCGAGCGTGCTACCTGCGGGGTGCTGCTGGCAGGCTCGCCAGACCGCGATCAGCATCTGGGGAGCCGAGAGTGCCGCGTGGATTTGCGCCAGCACCGCGTTCTCGATTTCGGCGGCGGGCAGATGACCCACGTCCGGCGTACCGGGCGACAGGCTCGCGCCCGCGTTTCGCCGCTTGTGCAGGTACGGGACGTAGTAGCGGTACTGCCGTCCGTTCTTCTTCTTGACGAAGGAGTGCAGCATGCGTTGCCCGTCGGGCGCGAACAGCAGACCCGCCAGCAGTGCCGGATGCTTGGCTGCGTGCTCGCGCGGCGCTTGCTTGCGTCGTTCGATGAAGGCATATACAGCGTCCCATAGGGCCGGGGCGACGATGGCCTCGTGCTGACCCGGATACCACTGCTCGTTGTGAGAAATTTCGCCGAGGTAGATACGGTTGCGCAGCATCGTGAAGAGGTACTGCTGGTCGATGGTGCGGCCCGAGCGTTCGCGCCCGGTCTGCGTCACCCACGCCTTGGTGGTGTGGCCTTCGATGACCAGTTCGCGCACGAGCTGCGCCGCCGAGCCATGCTCGCCGTAGCGCCGGAATATGTCGCGCACCAATGCCGCCTCGCGTTCGTTGACGACGAGCTTGCGCTCGACCACGTCATAGCCCAGGGGCGGCACGCCGCCCATCCACATGCCCTTGGCCTTGCTGGCGGCGATCTTGTCGCGGATGCGCTCGCCGGTGACTTCGCGCTCGAACTGTGCGAAGGACAGCAGGATGTTGAGCGTCAGCCGTCCCATCGAGGTCGTGGTGTTGAACTGCTGTGTGACCGAGACGAAGGACACGCCGTTGCGGTCGAACACCTCCACCAGCTTGGCGAAATCTGGCAGGCTGCGTGTGAGGCGGTCGATCTTGTAGACGACCACGGTGTCGATCTTCCCGGCTTCGATGTCGACCATCAGGCGGCGCAAGGCGGGACGATCCATGTTGCCGCCGGAGTAGCCGCCATCGTCGTAGCCGTCGCCGACGGCGATCCAGCCTTCGTGCCGTTGGCTGGCGATGAAGGCGAGGCCTGCGTCGCGCTGGGCTTCGAGACTGTTGTATTCCTGATCCAGCCCTTCGTCGGTGGATTTGCGGGTGTAGACGGCGCAGCGCTTCTTCGGCGTGATGCTTTGGCTGCCTGAGGGCAGCGGATTGGCGCGCGGCGGCCTCATGCCATCACCTTCTTCGATGTCGGCGACTTGAGGCCGAAGAACACGGGGCCCGACCAGTGGCTGCCCGTGATGTGGCCTGCAATCGCGGACAGGCTCTTGAAGCGTTGCCCTTGGTATTCGAAATCGTGCGAGCCGCGCACCAGCACGCGATGCTCGACGTCGTCGTAGATGCGCGTGAGGATGGTGCCGGGCAGCAGGCGCTGGCTGTCGCTTCGCAGTTGCTTGGGCAGGATGCCGGTTTCGCCGACTTCCTCGAGCTTCTTGCGCAGCGAGGGTCTCAGGCCACCGAAGGCACGTTCCTGAATCCGGTAGGCCAGTCGGCTCTCCAGCCAAGTGCGATGGTGATGGCCGGGGCGCTCATCAAAGTGGTCATCCCAGAGGGCCCAGAGGTCGTCCATCGAAAGATGGGAAAGCGCCGCGACACGTGCGGCGACCGAGGTGGTGGATGGTTGTGCGTGTGCCGTCATGGGCGAACTCCGTTGTTGTGATCGGGGTTCGCATTCACGCGCTGTTGGCCGGGGAAGCCAAGGCGAACGCACTCGACGGTTTCGATGGTGCCGCGCGACGGACGCGCGCGCAGGCACAGGAGTGCAGCGGCCAGCAGGTCGGCGATTTCCTGCTGCGCGTGCCGGGGGCAGTCAGACGGCGGGGAAATGGAGATGGGTTCGATTTTTTTCATGGCAGGCGTTTCGATGGAAAACGCTGCTCATGCTAAAAACCGAGGGCACTTCGCGTAACGTGATTTAGCGGGAGTGCGCGGGGTTGGTGTTATGCCTGTTTGGCCCGATACCAAGCCGCGCGCTGGCCGCCCACATCACGATATCGAAGCTCGAACAGGCGCGATTCGTGTACGACCTGCCGCCAACTGCTGCAACCGTACTTGAAGGGCAGGTGTTCGGGGTGCCGCTCTGCGATCCAGCGTCCTGCCGATGCAACCGGTGCCCAGCCATCGACGGCCAGTTCAGCGGCGGCATCCTGCAGCGCGCGCACGATCCCTGCGGCAGGCCAATCCACCGAACCGTCCGGCGCGATGCCGTGGATCACCAGATCGTGGAACGCATCGGACTGGGCGAATTCCGCCGCCAGCCGTCGGACCTGATCCATGTGCTCGGCCCAGCCCCGCAGTTGCTCGAAGTGCTGATCGATGCGACTGTAGGCGGCCTTCAGGGTGTCGTGTGCGCCACGGCATCCGTCCAGGCTCCAAAGGTCATGCTGGTCGATGAAATGATGTACCAAGTTGTTCCGTAGCAGCACCAGTTCCTTCAACTCGTTCTGCGTCCTGTCGTAATCCTCAACCGACATGCGCAGATTCATCTTTACCTTGAACGAGATGATGTCGTCGCGTGCATCAGATTCGGAAGCAGCTTCCACCTGGTCGGTGGTGACATACGAACCGAGGAGTGTGCCGACCATGGTGCCCAGCGTTTTGTTGGCGGCATCCGCGATGCGCTGCTCCTGATCCGACGCCAGCGGTGATCCAGCAGCCGAGATTTCGTGGTGGGCCACGATGGCCTTCATCAACTTTTCGTACTGCTGCAGACGCAGCAAGCAGCGGCCCAGCAATCGCTGAACCTCACGTTGCTGCATCGTCAGCGCGTCATTGGCGGGCCATGTCGTCATGGATGAATCGCCAGCGATTGCCGATCAGACGTCGATGGGCGACGTCTTCCAGACATCCTGCGCCAAAGTGATCAGCAGTCCGTGGCGCCTCTCGATGGATGCAGCATTCCACGCAGGAAATGCAGCCAGCTTGGCATTGATCCGGGAAATGGATGTGTTCTGTCCGACGTCGGTCAGCGCCCCCAGACTGCGGGTCAGGTAGTTGCCGCTCTTGCCATACTCGACCTGCTTGGCCGTGTAGAAGTCGTTGCCCGCGACGATGTTGATCGGCTTTTCCAGCAAGGTCAGATTGCCGAGGCGATTCTTGTAGTCGTCGTAAACGGCATTCGGGTTCTCTGCCGCCCACGTGGCGAGCAGTTCCGCCTTCGGGTTGTCGGGCAGGATGTGCTCGATTTCCAGTTTGGTGAAGGGCTCCAGACTGCCCGGGGTCTTAAGGCCGCTGAATGCCATCTCGACGTGCTGCGTCAACCGCGCCAGCAGGTAGCGCGTGCGGTACTGCTGCATCGAGTACAGCGTGAAACGCTTGAGGGCGTCGGCCAGCTCCTGCGACTTGCCAGCCATGCTCTTCTCGAAGCGGTCGGCGATGAAGGCGTTGAGCTGCACCTTCTGCTTCACCGGATCGCTGGCGTCAGCAATCGCGCGCAGCTCGTCGGCCCATTGAGAGAAGCTGCGTTCCAGATCCTTGGTCGGCGTTTTGGTGAAGATGTAATAGAAGAGGAAGCTCTCCAGCTGCGCCACGAAGTGATCGAACAGCGGCTTGGGGAAATTCGCCGCCGCCAGCAACAGGACGTAGTGCAAGCTGAACGCACCACCGGCCAGCCGTTTGAGGCTGTCCATCGCCAGGCTCGGTTTGCCATCGTTGCCCATACCATTGGCGAAGGCGAGGTAGTGCTCGACGTTGCGGATGACCTTGCGGACGAACTCGAAGGGCTTGCCCGCGTAATCGCACAGCGCAGCGTTGTCCTTGGCGATAAACCAGTCGTAGATCTCGTCTTCGCGCACCACCGCATCGCCGCGCTCGTTTTTGATGACGTAGTTGGCCATCAGGAAGTAGCGCAGGAAACGCAGCGGCTTTTCCTTCTCCTTCTCCAGCGGCTTGGTGATCTTCTTCCACTCATCTTTGAGCTGGGTGAACTGCGCTTGCTTGACCTGCGTGAACAGCAGGTTCTTGAGCAAGTCCATCGGGTTCAGGCCCACGCCGCGCTCGTTGATGGTCTCGAAAATCTTCAGCGCGCTGCTGACGTCGGTGGAGATCTGAATGAACACCACGTTGTTGGCCAAGTAACCCCAATACTTCTTCAGCTTTGGGGTGTCGTCGTAGTTGTCCTTCAGGTAGCGGTACAGCGTGCTGTAGGCGTTGACCAGGTTCTCCAATGAGCCGAAGCTGGCGATTCCCGCTGCCTGAATGCCAGCGCGCACGGCCTGCGGTTCGGCGTCTAGCTCCACCAGCTTGGCCATTACCTCGCCCGCGCTCTCGTAGCGCGGCTCCAGCTTCAGGTTGGTGCGCACTTCGCCGTCGCTATCCACGTAGCTGGTCGAAATGAGCCCGGAAAGCATCTGCCGCTGCGGCTCGCCCTGGAACAGATGCTTCAGCGCGCACAGCAGCAGGAAGAAAGTGGTCAGGCGCTGCTGGCCGTCGATGACCTCGTAGTGGCTCTTCTGATCGGTTGGCGACACCAGCACGGTGCCAATGAAGTATTCCCGCGTGGTGCCCGCATCGATCTGCTCGCCGATGTCCTCCAGCAGCTGATGCACTTCCTTGTCGGTCCAGACGTATTCGCGCTGGTAGTCCGGGACGATGTAGAAGCACTCTTGGAAGGCTTCCACGATGCTGTATTTGTGGTTTTCTATGCGGGCCATGTTCTTTTTCCTGGGGCGTTCAAATCTATCGCCGATCCGGCAACTGGCCGTTCGACACGAACTGATCGAAGCTGTCGAAGCTCTCCTCGTCCTGCCACGACCGATCCCACGAGCGCGGCTCGGCGCTTTCGAGCAGGAGCAGCGTGAGGACGCGATCCCGCGTGGTGTAGCTGTGCTTGAACTCACGCAGCCTCATGTGCTGCGCCTCTTCCGGACACCAGATCGCTGCGGGTATCTCCGCACCATCCCATTCCTGCGCGATGTTGGCGTCAGCGGCCAGCGTGCCCGGCGGCGGTTCCGCTGGATCATCGTTGCGACGGATACGTGCACGCGTCTTGACGGCGGTGCTGCTGCGCCATTCGTACTTCACGTAGCCGTTGTCCCAATAGACGAGGATCGCGCGCTGCGGGGTGAATTTGATGAAGCGGATGCACAGCGCCTCGAACGAAACCTGGAATCGTTTGGCGATGGCGCTGAGGACGTGCAGGTCGATGCGCTGGTTCGAGATCCACTCGCGCAGCAGATCACCGGGCATCAGCAGGTTGCTGGCGAAGTCGTCAGCTTCGCGCTCGATGACGCGGATAGTATCGATGCCGGAATAGACGCTTTCCTTGTCGCAGTTGAAGCTCTGCCTCTGACCGCGATGCAAGATGAAGTGGCCCAGCTCATGGGCAATGGTGAAGCGTCGGCGCTCGGGACTGGCCTTGCCGTTGTAGAAGATGCCCCACTCGGCGGTGTCCTTCGGGTTGAGCACCAACATGCCTTCGCAGCTGTCGACGTCGAGCACCATCGGGGCTTTGATCTCCCGAACGCCAGTGCCGTAGGGCGTGGACGGCAGCATCTGCCGGACGATCTCCAGATCGACGGCGTCGGGCACGCCTTCGTTGTGCCACGCCCGCAACCACTTCTGGACGGTGTTGGCGGCAATGGAACCAGTGAGGGCCTGCGCTGCGCTCAATCCTCAGCCCCCGGTTTCGCCCTTGTCGGGAAACATGATTTTGAGCGCCTGCCGGTAGCGATCCTTTTCCTCGTCCGTCATCCCCGCGTACTCGCGGAAGAAGGCCACGTCCTCTGGGCTGGCCTGGGGAACTTGCTGGATGGGTTCGCCCATCACGTCCTCCATCGTCACGCCCAGCACCTTGGCGATGGCCTGAATCCGTTCTGCGGACGGGCGCTGCCCGTCCTTCATTTCCAGTTCCCAGATGTAGGCCTTGGTGCAGCCGACCGCGTCGGCGACCTGCTGCAGGGTCAACTTCTTCGCCTCGCGCAAGCGTCGCAGGCGTGCTCCGAACGCCGAAGCCATGGCGATGCTCCTGTAGTTGAAAAACAGTCAGTGAATGAAATCAAGACCGATAGTATAGCCACGAGATACATAAAAGGTCCAGATGTGCCCCGTTAATTGACAAGCGGAAATCCGAGGTTCAGAATCGCGCTTGTATCTCGTGGCTTTACTTGCGCGGGATTCGTGTTCAGTAACCAGTCGCTGGCCCGTGCAGCCCGTACATCGGTCGCAGACCTCCGACGCCGATCCAGAAAGGACGAACAAGATGAAGAAAACCTTTGTCGACGTGATGCTCGAACTGCCGGTGGATGCCACGTTGCGCGACTTCCTGACCTCACATGGCCTGCCCGTGCCGGATGGGTTCGCGTGGGACGACACGCCGGAGACCAGCCAGTTCCTGGTGGAGGCGGTCAAGGTCTGGCCGGACACCGCCGCCCGAGACCAGATGACCGCCAACCTCATTGCCGGTGTCCAGTTGGGCGACGCGGCGGGCAAGCAGGCGATGTTCGAGGCCGTGGTGGCTGACGGTGCTGCGCTGGCGGGCCTGACGCTCTGCAGCAGCGACGTCCATCGCTCGTTCTGGCTGTACGTCAACCACCCGGCGCTGTTCGAGCGCGCCTACGACTTCAGCTTTTGGGAGCATCACGGGCAGCAAACCCAGCAATACGATCTGGGTTTGAAGCGCCAGCCGGACGGTTCGGACACCAACCTGGCTGCACTGCGCCACGCCATCTCGGCGTTCTACAAGCGCGAAATGCAGTGCGGCGACAGCAGCGTGGCGCATCTGGTCGAACGCGGCCCCGGCGTGTTCCTGCTCACCGTCCACGTCAAGGACATGGCCATGCTGCGGCTGGAGTTCGAAGGCTCGGCCCTGAAACGCCGCGTAGGCAATCCCAACATCCACATGGTGCTGGAGTACGCCAAGACCACCGGCGTCGTGCGCACGCTGGTACGCGGCGGCCAGAAGTACCAGCAGATGCTGGTCGAGGCCTTCGCCGAGCATGTGCTGGGCGTCAAGGCGAGCGCGAGCCGCATCAAGTCGCCGACCCTGGATTTGTCGATGCTGCGCACCGGCTTCGACGTGCCGGAGGCGTTCGAGGACGGTTTCTCGATGGTGCAGCTCAAGGCGCTCACGCTCCTCAGCCCCGACACCGCACTGAAGATCGAATGCACCGCGATGCAGTCCAGCCAGCAACGCTCGGTACACGAGCTGCTGAAGGAGAAGCTGCCCGGCCCGCTGGAAGGCCAGTGGGCGGTGACGGCGGCACAGGTCAATCTCTACTATCCGCCCGAGCCGGGCCGCACGCGCGCCAAG